GTTTCGATTAATATGGTCAATTACTGTTTCTTTTGATGTTTGTGTTATGTACTTGTGAAGTAATATATCTTTTCGTGTCAATGGATTTTTGCCTCTGGCATATCCATACTCCGTCTTACGCCAATAGATTTGTCTTACAAGAGTTAAATCAGATTTTGAAATTAGTGCATAGTCACAAACAGAACTTGAATGTGGATAATACAGTTCAACTTTACAGTAATCACCACAATCAATAATTCTATTAGTCCTTCTTGGCACTCTCCAAATACTCCTGATAAATGTCATCGAAAACAACAGGAATCATCATCTTAAATGCCTTCAAAAGCTGAATTGCAATTTCTCTCATTTGCGGATGTGCTGCGGGAGAAGTGCGCAGACGGAAGAAATGTCGCCACTCACGAAGATTCATTGTGATACAGATTTCAGTCTTGGTAGAATTGTTAAGGACAGAACGTGCGATCTGCGGCGTAGCACCAAGTTCAATCATTCGGTTATAATGCTTTTCTGCATCAATACAAGCCTGAATCCACTCGTCATAAATTGCGGTAAATGTTTTTGCGTCAAGCTGGCTAACCTTGGGATCGAGTTCCATACCGCCCTTAATGTCGATATATGTAATCTCGTTACCGAACTTATCCTTGCTATAGTTGCAGTAACGGGTAGACTCCTGTGCAAAGCTGGCAATACGATGACGAACTTCTTCATGAGATACACCACGATCATTGGTAAGCCGAACTGTCACATTGTAATGTTCAATTACAGCCTCATGACCGCTCTTGATAATTCGCTGTACAAAACCACGACATGAATCTTCTGTAATCTTATCTTCGCTCTTATAACAAGTGCGTCCGACTTTCTCAATCGTCTTTAGAATTTCTGTACTATCAATGAGGGTAATAATTTCAAAGCTGGGTGAAATAATCTTCATGTAATTCCTCCTTGTTATTGATTATATCGTTATTTTGCCAAAGTTAATTGCCATGTTCTCTGTAAGCATCGAAGCAGAATCCGCAAAGATAACCCTTCTTACCATTAGGTTTCTTAATCTTGTGTAGTGTACCACTGGACGATCCGCATTCCATGCAGCACTTTTTGTTTTCTCCTTTTGGCTTCTGCTCATTTTGCTTTTGCTTACGATTCATTTCTAATTTCCTTTCTTATTATTTGTTGTCTGTCGTTTCATACGGTATACCTAAATAATCCATTACTTCACGATAACCAAGTCCTCCTTCTTCTCTACTTTTCATTACAAACTTATATGTGTTTGGTTCAATCGTTGCCAATCGCTGAATCCTATTTGGCTCATGTTCCAGATGACAACCAAACAAACATAATTTGCAACCCGTGTTATGTTCGCCTGTAAATTCAAACTGCCCATTATCCAGTTTCGCAATACTTCCATAGGGCGAGGCGATAGGAATATTAAAATCATAGAGGTATCGAAGAACATCCTGCCGTGTCCAAAATCCCATAGGTGTTGATTTACCATGTCCATCCTTAAAGGCATTGCATCCAGTTTTCAAATAAGCATCTTTACGCATTTGACTATCCTCTGCTAAAGTACCGTAGATTGGATTGGCCTGAACTTCTTTCTGCACTAACTTAATAGGCTGCTTTTTCAAAATATCACAACAATGTTCGCTTATCGGAAATGGAGCCTCAATTAAAAATCTCCATTTTTTAGGAATAGACCATGTTTTACATATGCGATTTTCTCTTGTATATCCAGACAATCGCAAAATGATAGTTGCAGGGAATTGTAATTCTCTTAAATAGTTGGCAGTTGATACGCCCTGATCTAAATGAGGTTCAATATCAGAATATTTAATATCGTGTTCTGCAAAATAGTCCCTAACATCACGGATCATACGAGCAATTTTTTTACTGGCTACAGGATACCCCTCTGTTTTAACCACATCAAAGAAAGTAGTTTTGCTTCGTACAATATGTAAATCAATCGTTATATTATATTTCTGTTCAATATATTCACAAAAGAATTTAACGTGTTTTGGCATAGATGCAAACTCATTACTGGTATTAGCATAAATAACAGTCAATGGTTTATTATCATGCTGATCACGATGTAATGACCAAAACTTTGCAAACATATCTAACAAAACTGAACTATCTGCCCCCCCCGAAAATGAGAGGGAAACATTATATTCAGTCTTTTGGCAAAACTCAAGGAACTTTGCAGTTGTCACTTGGAGTTTTGTATTGAACGGACGAGACTGCATTTTAATCAAGTCCTTGTTCATATAAATATAATCTCCCATTTAATTTCACCTTTCATGTTTACAATGAGAATTCTATGTGTTATAATAACTTTGCCAAATTAAGCAAAGGAGTTGAATATCTATGGCTGAAACTGCGGAGAAAAGAAAACTTGTTCGCCGTTCTGCTGAAGAACGAGTTTCCGAAATTGACGAAAAGATCAAATCTCATAAAGAAGCAATTCAAAAGCTGGAGGCAAAGAAAGCGGCTATTCTGAATCCCAAGCCTCGTACTTCTAAGGCTGCTAAAACAAAGATGCTTATTACTAAAGCCAGAGAAGCAGGGTTGACGGATGAAGAAATTGATGCTCTGCTTGATAAGGCAATCAGCAAGAAAGCGGCGAAAACTGAAGAATGATTTGGGATGGGACGTGTTGATGCACGTCCCGTTTCAATTTTAATCCGAAATCATATTTACAAAATCATCCTCTGTTAGAATTTTCACTCCAAACTGCTGTGCTTTTGCTAATTTTGATCCAGCTTTTTCACCAGCAATCAGATAATCAGTCTTTTTTGAAACCGATCCAGAAACTTTTGCACCAAGTTCTTCCAACTTTGCAGTAATTGAATCATGTGTGAAGTGCTGGAGCGTACCCGTGACAACCACTACTTTATTAGCAAAGGAAGAATCCTGAATTTCTTTCATCTCAGACTTTTGGATTTGAATAACATTAAGCAAATTGATATATGTTGTTGTATTGATGGTATCTTTGAACCATTGCTTAATGCTATCAGACATTACCTGACCAAAATCATCGAGCGTTGTCCAGTCAAAATCTTGATTAAGTAAGTATTCAAATTGCCCAACATCGCCCTGACAATACTGTGAAATAGATTTAGCTGCTGTTTTACCAATGTTCGGAATACCAAGCGCAACAAGGAATTTGTCAAAAGTAACTTTCTTAGAATTTTCAATGGCATTCCATAACTTGTTATAAGAAGCAGTACCAAATCCATCCATCTTTACAATACTTGCCTTATGTTGATCTAAGTGGTAAATATTTGCGAACGTATTAAGCCATCCACGTTCAATGAAACGACTTAACGTTGCTTCAGACAAACCATCAATATTCATTGCTGGTTTACTTACAAAATGCTCAAACGCACTAAGTTTCTTACCATCACAATGCGGATTGATACAATAAACTGTATCGGTATTGTTGACGTGTTCAACATTAACTGGCTGACCACAACAGGGACAAATTTGGGGATGCTGCACACCTAATTTTTCAATTCGCTTCTGAGCAGATAGGTTCTTGAAAATTTGAGGTATAATCATATTGGCCTTATATACTTCAATCTCATCGCCAATGTTCAGATCAAAGTCTCTAAGATAACTTAGGTTATGTACGCTGGCTCTTGCAATCACTGTACCTTCCAGTTCTACAGGATCAAAGATCGCAACAGGGGTAAGCTGGCCTGTTCTACCAAGTGACCATTCAATATCCCGAAGAATAGTTTGCTCTCTCTCGTCCTCAAACTTGAAAGCAATGCCATCATTGTTATGATGTGATGTGCCTCCTTTTTGCTGCGAATATTCGATACTATCATACTTTACAACAAGTCCATCAATAGGAATTCCCATTTTGATTGCTTCTTGCTTCAAAGTATCAATATCTTCTTCAAGCTGCTGATTCTCAGGCACAGTTTTGTAAACAATCATATTAGGACTTGCAAAGCCCATAGCTGCACAATATATCAGCTTTTCATATCGGTAACTGGTACACTCATTATCCAGACCTTCTAAAACATCCCAAAGCATGAAATGTACATTTCGTTTGGAGCAAATCTTATTATCCAGTTGTCGAACGGAACCTGAAACCAGATTACGAGCATTTGCATATGGCTTTTCACTAAGAGGAAGATTGGCATTAATAGCTTGGAAATCTTGTTTATGAATGATCGCTTCACCAACTACACGTAAAAAGCCCTGATATGGAATCGACAATGGGATATTTTTAAATGTCTTTGCATTATGAGTAATATCTTCACCAATAAACCCATCGCCCCGTGTAGAAGCCTGAACTAAACTGCCTCCGTTATAAATTAATTCTACTGTTAGGCCATCGTACTTGAACATCATAAGACAAGGATTTGCTTTGATGAACTTGATAAGATCACCAGTATTTTTCGTCTTATCCAATGAAAGCAGCGGAATATCATGTTTTACTTTTGTCAGTTTGCTCTTGACCTCATAGCCAACAGTTCTTGTGGGAGAATTACTTAGTACAATGCCAGATTCTTGCTCCATTTGTTTTAGCTTATCAAACAGAGCATCATATTCAGCATCAGAAATAATTGGATCAGACCGATTGTAATATGCGTCACAACATTCGTTTAATTTGTGTGTAAGTTCTTTTTGATTTGAAAATGTCATATATTATTGCCTTTCTCGTTATTTGTTGTTTAGTGAACAGACATTACAAGTCCGTTCATCGTCTATTGTAGTTGAATATACCGTTATTGTCAAGACCTATCTCAGAATTTGTTTCAAAAAGTAGGTAAAAACTCCGTAGAGAAAATACCCTGAATATTGCGGATCGGGCATGAACATCATTTGTAGGCCATACCGATGATTGAAAGTATGTAAACTGGCAAGATAGGCTTTGGATGAAAACTTAGTATCATATTTACCAGTAACAATATCTTGATAGTTTGCATTCTCTATCAACAAATACTTTACGCCGGGATAAGTAGCCATTTCTTCTTCAAACCTTGCTCTTTGCTGCGAAAAGTTACCGCTCAGTTCCTCCAGTGATCCTTTGCGCTCTACCATAATTTCTTTATCAAAGAACAAATCTCGGTCAATATTTAGATCAGGATTAGCAGGAACATAGAAACTGTAATCACCATTTGACAACGCTTTTGTTTTATGGGGAATTTTCTTTTTATCAAGCCAATCAAGAATATGCTGATTCTTTTGTTCTCTGGTATCGGTAAGAATTACAATAGACCGAACAAGTTGATCAATTTCCTTATCAGTGTATTTATATAATTCTAAAATATTTATCACCTCAATCCATATTGTTCAGTTAGCTTATTTAATTCTGCAATAACTCCATTAGGCGTTTTATGTCTGCATAATAAAGCAGCAGCTTCAATTATCCTTGCACAATCACGCAAAGACATAGGATAATGGTCTACTACATCCACAATCCGTTCCATCGCTTCAGGATCAAATTCAACTTCTTCTCGCCATCTTTCCATAAAATCACCTCACCGATAATCCAAGAGCAATTAGCGTATTGGCTTTGCTATATGGGATTCTCTTTTTATTGCAGTACCACGATAACCATTTTGCAACCTTTTTTGAATATCCTTGTTTCATTAAGTTACGAACAAATCTTTTGCGACTCATTTTAGAATATCTAAATGTTGCTGTAAATGAACAACTTCTATCACATGAAAATGCACCAATTATATCTTTTCCATCTATAGATGAGTCAAATGTAATTTCAGGCATTTCAGTTAAACGTAATGGCTTACCATCCAAATAAAGAACACCTGTATTTTCAGTCTCTCCCATTAAGCACCTCCATTCTTCTCTCCCCATAAACTGATTTCTCGATAACACCTACGCATGAATTGTTTTAATCTTTGAATGTCACTAAATCGGTCTGGCCCATATTTATACATTAATGAATCCTTTCGCTTAATATATAAGCATTTGTGATACAATGATAAGGAACCATTATATCGCCCAATGTTGTGCAAATTAGATTCTGCATAATCAATAAAATTCAAAATTGTATCAGAGGGATAATAACAATCAATTTCTTTTACTTTGAATCTTGCCATTATGCTTAACTTACTTTCTGTTTAGGGCAAGATTGGATAATGTGATTTGCCTTATTTCATCCCAACGATTTTTGAATGAGTCTTTAAATTCTTCGGGCGGCATTTTTTGAAGGATTTGAATTACTCCCAACGTATATAAAGGTGTCATCTGCTCGGTAAAATCACATTCAGAAACATCAGGAAAGTTTAAATTTTTGCACCTAATATTAAAATTCTCATCCATTCTAATTTTTAGGCTTGTAAGTCCATTGCTAAATGTGATAGTATGCTTTTCGCTCATAAAAAGGTACTGAAGTAAAATAGATACTTCACCAAGCAAAAACAATTCATTTTTAGTTCTCATTTGCACCTCTCTAAAAACAATGTGATCTACTGAACTGATATTTACGAGTATTATTAAAATGTTTTAACAAAATGATTATTTGTTTGATGAATTTTTTGAAGTTACTCATTAATTCAATTCCCTCATTACATGGACTATATGCCATTTCGTGAAAATACCCACAAAAATTACAATAATAATAATCTTCAACTATACCAAATTCCTCTGTCCAATATTGTCTTGTATTTTCTGCATTACAAATTGAGCATTTCATAATTTCTTTCATTACTATATATTCCTTGCCATTTTCATTCTATTTGCCATTTCTGCCCTTTGTTCATCAGATAATTGTCTTGGGAATCCAACCTTTATCCATTTCTTAGGCAAACTATATTCAGCCCAATCATCACCTCTCCGAAGCACCTTAATATCTGGATGATCTGCTAATCTTTTGTCCAGCTTTCTTATAAGGGATTTATCATAAGTAAAGATAGATGCTGTCTTTTCTTCATTGTTATAATTGATGATAGTCTCTTGTTCATATTTTGTAAGATTAGCCACTAATCCCACCACCATCAATTTCAATTAAAGTTTGATTGTTTGCATCATAACGATAGGGGAACCCATTCGGTGCATAATAAGGTGACATATATCCATAACCGCCATAACCACACTTTTCACTATACATAACATAAACAATCTTTGTGTTGCTATCATAATATAGATAATCCCTTCCTGTAATGGCTATAAATCCCGCATTAGTTCCATAATTAATTTCTTCCTGTGTACAAGCACAAAGACTAATACACAACACTAAACCAATCATAAGTGCAATAATTTTCTTCATATTTGTCCTCCTTAATTCATATTCATATTATATTTTTTATTATTAAAACCACCATACCCATCTTGGAAGTCTTTCCATATATCCATCTTCCGTTGCTAATATAAGAGCAAAATCGGATTTTGAATAGAAATCTTTCATTGGATGAGTTGATTTTCTTGCATGAAATCTCAACAATAAATTGCCAATCATTTTCATCCCTCTTGAAATTTCATAAATTCAGCAACAAGCCTTTTAACAATAGGCTCTGCTTCTTTTTCACTGTGAATAGCATCTCGCCATTTCTTATCTTCCAAAATGGCGAGTGCTTCTGCCCAACCTAATCCACCTCTATTTGCTAATTCTTCAAGAGTTTGATGATGATTGAGCCATGCTTGTGTTTCATGCGGAATAAGCATGGCCCACGGAATTGTCTGTGGCGGCTTGCTTTGAAGAATTGGATATTGCCTAAAAGAAATTTCATGGGGTTTTGCTAAGTCAATAAGTTTATCCAATTCTTCATCACTAATTGCTGGAGTGCGATCCCAATATGGAATCCGTTTAACATCCATAAGAAATTCAAGCACTGTCATGGATCAATCCTCCTTTGGCGATTCACGAACAAACGACCACTTCTTCAGAATACTTTCTTTATCGTGCTGACTCTGCTGCCAATCACCATTTGAATCCTTTGACCAGCGACCTTCCTCGGAGCATTCCATAGTCTTAATAATATCGCCTACATAGATCGGTGCTTCATCATATTTCTTACGCCGTACCTTAACAATTTCTGTAGTACCATCACACAGACGATAAAGTGTCAACTTTGGATTCTTATACTTGCACTCATATTCCTGCACAAACGCATAATCAGGCGACATATCAGGCATACAAGTCTTTACATACCCAATATTATCAAGTTCATATTTCAACCGTTCGCCAAGCGGAATATCAACGTCATCTAAATCATACCAGATTTCATGTAGAGTAGAATCGTAATCAAACTTGCGATACTGCTTTTCTGTTTCTTCTGAATGCTTTTTAATGTACTTGATAAATTCCATCGGAGGATCGGCCTTGCTAAACTGAGAACGACCATAAAGCCTATCAAGAATTTCAACAAAACGCTTAATCTTGCCGATAGAACCAAAGTCATCAAAGTAACCAATCTCAATCAGAGTATTGATCTTGCCGCTATTCAGATTCTTTTTCTTTTTCAGGTCTTTCCATAATTCATAGAATGAATCATATTGCTTTTTACCAAGCGAATATAAATCATTAGCACAGCCCTGACTAAGCCCTTTAATAGACAGCAACGAAGGATAGATTGTATGGTTCTCTGGATCAGCAACAAACTTTCTGTTGTCCAATCCAAATCTATACTCTCCCTCCATAATACCGAATGCACGACTCATTTCCTGTTTAAGTTCAGCAACCTTATCTTTTTTACCCTTGTCGGAATAAGTCTGAAGCAAGACTTCATAAAACTCATAAGGATAATGGGCTTTCAGATATGCGTTATAAAGACTATCTAAAGCCATACAGTAAGCATGGGCTGAATTGAAACCATATCCGCAGGAATCAGAAATGATCTGCCAAACTCTTGCTGCATCCTCTTCTGCCTTTTCTTTTGGCGTACCTTCCTCCATGATCCTGTCACGGAAACCATTAATAAAGCGTTCTTTTAACGGACGTACCTTTTCAGGATGCTTTTTGGCAATGGCCTTGATAATTCCATAACATTCATCAATCGGGAATCCCGCATAGTTCAAAGTATTCATTGTCTGCTCTTGATACAGAATGAAACTTTGGGGAAGTTCCTCTGTTTGAAGAATCTTATCAAAGGCAGGAATGTCATAAGAGAAATCTTCACGATTTTCAAGTTTGGAATACATTGATTTAAACGCTGGGCGAATAGCTGCAATAAACGCAGACAACTCGGATACGTTTTTAGGCTGATATTTCATCGACTTTCTGGTAGTGGATGCTTTCTCGACCTGATTTACACCCATCGTATAACCATTAGCATAGATACCCCATACAAGCGGATCATTTTTAACCAGTTCCATCAGTTCATTTACAGTATGCGGCTTAATGCCAATTCGCTTGTAAATCATATCGACAAGCAAAACAACATCTACTTTCAGAATATCATTTTTCAAGAACTTATAATTCTCTGCGATAGCACCGTCAATAACGGCGGTCATATATTCTTTCTTGGTTGTTTCACTCTTACATTTGATTAGGCCAATCTCTTCACGAATACTGCCACTATATAACAGATAGGCGCAAGGTGCTTTCTTCTTATCCATGATAATGCCCTGATACTTTTTACTGGCATCAATGTAGGAATGATACTGCTCATCAACATAATCGTAGATGTTAATGTCATCCTTTTCATCATCATCCGCATATTTCAAGGCTTCATCATACTTTTCAATCTGTGCCGAAATAGTATTGGCAAGATCGAAGTCCATGTTCTGCGCACGTGCATAGAGTTTGAATGCACTCTTTTTCTTACACGTACCGAAAGCAATCATGGGATAAGCATGATCTTTACCAAGAATCTGTTCCTGCGCTTCGGCTGCAATATCTGGTGTTCCCCAATTTAAGTCAATATCGGGAAGGCTCTTGGTTTCAAGAATACGACTCTTACTGATAAAACGCTCTGGATACAGCTTAATGGGACTTTGAAAGCGATCCACTTTGGAAAATCCAAGGAGGGTATTTGTAAAGTAGCCAACTGAACTGCCACGCCCGGAATTTGTCAGAACTCCCCCCATTTTGATTGCTCGTTTCACCATATAATAGTCAATCAGGAAGTAATCTGACATATTGGTGTCCTTAATAACCTGAACCTCTGTCTTAATACCTTCAAAGTATTCGTCATATTGTTCTGGCGGTACACCTTCCATATATTCTTTGAAAAGCCTTGTGATCAGCTTGCTATATTCTTTATTGCGTTCCTCCTGTGACAACTTGGGTAACAACTTACCATCAATCTCGTGTTTGCCATCATATAAGGTAGGTAACTTAATATCCTTTGAAAAAATCGGATTAGGCTCACCATTTGACAAAACAGAGTAATCATCAAACTCCAGCAACAGATCAGTATTGTCCATTGCCTTTTGAATCTGCTCTTTGGTAAATACACCCTGCGTTAAGAACCTCTGCATGGTAGTATCATCATCAGGATAATCCATATACCACCCTTGCTCATCATCATAATGAACATTCTTGGCGGCAAGAATATAGTCACGTTCTTTTGATTGCTCTGGATAGATGTAGTGGCTATCCATTCCAACAATCATTTCAATGCTGTACTTTTCAGACAAGGCCAGAATTCGCTTATTTAAATTAATCTGCGGGTCTGTATTGTGATACTGAATCTCAAGAAATAGATTGCTCTTAAAATGATTATGTAATTGAACAAGTAAATCTTCAATGTCCTCATAATGCCAAAATGCAATGCAAGCTGTTGTAATCATTACATCATCTGCTGGCAGACTAAGTAACAGTTCCATATCAACACGTGGACGAAAATAGTAGCCATCTTCGTTTGCATCTGACATAATTCGATTTATTGCTCTGCGTCCATTTTCGTTTTTAGCAAGTAAAATAACATGGCTGTTAGTTCTATCCTTTTCATGCCGATCCTTTACCCAATATGCTTCGGCCCCAAAAATAAATTTCAAGTCATACTTTTTTGCCAGTTCAAATGTCTCAAAGTAATATCCAGCCCATCCATGTTGTACACTGGACAAAACCTTATGTCCAACTTCTACTGCTCTTTTCGCATAATCTTCTTGAACAGCAGCAGAATCAGGAACATAAATGTTGCTATATGAATCGTGCTTATGATAATTTTGCAAATTAAATCACTCCTTCATATCTAAACTCTTTGAAATATTCTTTTTCTGCATTGATTCTTGCTTGTACCGCATCTTCAAACTTATCATAGTGACCTAATGATTTCTGCCGATTCATTATGGTGATATATGCTCTCCATTTCCCGTTCTTTTTGTTTAAGCAAACACCAGTTTTGCCGCTGTTATTTGCTTTGTTTATTTTCTGATTTCTCTGATTTTCTTGATGTGTTGCAATTCTGATTTGAGACTTTCGGTTATCATTCAAATGATGATAAATATGATCTACAACTTGGTCATCATCACATTTGAGAATTAATCGGTGCATTTTAATATTCTTGTGATTCTCAATATCTCCCACATTTTTTGCCTAATCTGTTCTTCATATAGCTTTGCATTTACAAGTTTCATAATTTATCACCATTAACCATTCTACTAACTTGATCAACTGTATACTCAATTTCTGAAACAGTATGACGAAATGGCTTTACATCTTCTTTTATGATAGTTGCTTGATATAAAGTGGGTGGGTTTTCTATATTACTTCCACGTTGGTCAATAATATAGACTTCCTGATTTGTATTAAGACTAAATACCTTTGTACTTCCATCTCTAACAACAATAAGAATTGGTTCTTGCATCATAAATTACCTCCAAGTTATTCTCTTGTGTCCATCTTTGCACCGCAGTTAGGACAAAATTTTGGTTGCCAATCAGCATAAATATCAGCATCAAGACCAGTATATTTGTCCATACCGCATATAGGACAAATTGAAACGCCATCTTTCCATTGCCCATGCACAACTGCGTTTTTATTATTCATCTTAACTATTTTGTAAGGAGATACACGCATTACTTCATCATATCGCCAATCATGATTGCTATTAAATGCTTTAACGACAACCATTTTGCTTGTAATCTTTTCAATTTCGCCCAAATAAAGAGTTGAACTTGTGGATTTGTAAGATAAAGCAACTACTTTATCTCCAATATTTAATTCTTGTCCTAAAAAGTCTTTTATAATATTCACCTTCAATCAAAATTACCCTATGTTAAAACAAATTAGCATCCTCATCCTTATCCAGCTTTCGCAAAGCCCATTGATCATTGAACCGCTTAACATGGACACACGTATTACGGAAATTGCACAAGTTATTACAGAAGAATGTATCCTCAACCTCATTGCCATTCCCATTGATCCGTGTAAACTGACGGGGAGGCCACTGGCTTTCATCATTCTGATCCAATGACTCAAAGAGGTCAGCCATACGATTTAAATAATCAATCGTTTCTTGCCGCAGTTCATCGGTAATAACATATTGACGTACATAGGGTTTAACTGTATATCGCTCCTGAATCTCTGGTGGCAGCACGTCCAAAGAATTTGCTTGCAAAGCATTCTTATACATAATCTCAATATCAAGTTCATCATAACCAAGTTCCTCAAGATCACGCTGAATATGATCCCGAAGTTCATAAATCAATTTGCCACGATTCAGAACTTTAACGATTTCGGTTTTGTTCTTAGAATTAGAACGCTTCTTACCCATAAATTTGACTTCACAGTATTTCAGCATAATCCAAGATACATCACGTACTTTAAATCCTTCTGCCTCCTTTGCCAGCGCATAGAACACAAGCTGTCGTCCATGATGCACCAATTCAGCCGCCTTAAAGTCGGTAGACGTTTTCCAATCGTAGATTGAAATTGTCCCATCAGAATTTTCACGGATCAGGTCAATGTAGCCCTGTACATAACGATCATCAGAAAGAGAATAGATAACCAATTCCTCTGTCTTAAATGTGCCGTTGGGAGGCTGGAACGTGCTACAGAAATGTTTCATATCAGCAATCCAGTTGTTACGGATAGTATCATTGCCCTTAAAGTCCTTGGGAAATTCAACGCCAAGCATATCCAAATCCAAGAGTTCTTCATTAAGTGTGGTTGGCAACTCTGCGGCGGTTGCTTTGCCATTAATAATTTCCTCCAGCTTGTCGTGAATCTTAGTTCCCAAAATTCCATAAATACCATTCGTACCCTTTTTGTGAAGGATATATGTATTAAATGCTTCAAACAAACATTCCTCGATTGTATTGCACTTTGAAATACTATATACATTTTTACCAGCATCAAACAATGCCTGAAGCCGTGGATCTTTTTCTCGCTTTGCCATATATTACAACCTTTCATTATTATTGATTAAATCGTTATAACCATATAACATGACTTTTTATAAGTTCTGTAAATGCCGCCTTGCCTAAATCGGATGGGCTGGCCTTACTTCCTTTTGGCAGTATCAAATTTTCTCGATCAAATACATAACCAACATGATTTTGAAATACTGCATTATTTAGAATCAATTTTTGAGCCTGTAACCTTATCTGTTCTTCTTCCAGCCCCTCATCATAGGCCAGAATAATCTTTGAAGTCATCAATGCTTTTAAATGCTTTGCCTGAATATCACTTACATCACAACCGCAAGTAGCCAACCCTATATAGCTGCCCATAGAATGAAGCTGCTGAACAAATTTTTCTGATTCACCAACCACTACAATATTCTTTTGCTGAATAGATTCATAGTTGTGATGGTATCCATAAAGGGTAAGGCTGCGGGAGCATGGAATGATCGGCAACCAACGTTCGTCTTTGGAGCATTTGCTATCATTCAATCGCCCCATGATCCCACATAGCTTACCATCTAAAGTATACTCAGGAACAGTAATCCGCAGCGACTCTAAATCAAATCCGACATTGAAGTGTTCTTGTGTTTGAAAACTGATTCCATCCTTGAAAAACATCAAATTATATTTGCCAGTATATTCATCAAGAATAGATTCATCATATGTAGCCATTGAATACTCTGGTTCTTGAATTTCTTTCATCAAGCCTTTGTAAAACCCGCCAAATGGATACCTGATCTTTTTACTGAATTGACTTTTTTCAAGCCCAAGTGTTTCAGCGACATATCTTAATGCTTTTGGAAATGACAATTTTTTTGTTTTCATTACAAGTGAATACAGATTGCCATGTTCATTTATAGAAAACCCATCAAACTTTAAGGTATCAAGTTTCAATCGCATTGCTGTTGGATTATGCCCATCCTCACGGCTAAAACGCAATTCATTTTGTTTACTTCTATATGTAATCTGCGTATAGTCCATAGATTCAAGGAGGACGATACAGGCATCTAAATTGTTAGATAAGTAATTGGACAGCGATAGTGCATTTACTATAATACCGCCCTCCTTTCAATCTACAACCAATTATCCCTCAAGCCACTTATTGTCCAAATAGTAGAATCCATATGTAGCAACGCCAATCAAAATAATCCAGAACACCCAAAAGATAACCAGTTGAACTTTTGATTCCAGATATTCGATTGTTTTATCTATTGGCATATCATTATAAAATGAAGTTTGAGAAATTGTGTTGTCACTTAAATTCGCAAACAATGTGCCTGTATATGAAATATCTGAACCATAATACTTATCTCTCAAATGTGATGAAAGTTTAATTGTCGTAATATAGTTCTCTGGGAAATACTCAATAGTTCCATATGGAAATTCTACACCAAGATATGAAATTGTAGTTGCATTACGATAATCCCTATCAATAGTATCCCATGTCCAATATGTTTCTACTTCAGTATAAGTTTGTGTTTTACCATTAACAGTTCTTGTCTTTGTTACTGTCCGTGTGTGCATTGTATAACGTTCAGTAACCTTAGTCATAGAACCATATAACCCATCTACTTCAGGATAGGAAACAGGATCAACCGCAACCAGATCGCCATGTACAAACGCATTACCAACATTTGTACGCATACCATATTTGAACAATTCTGGATCATCGTTAATCTGAAGCGCAGTATTATATTTCTGGTATTGCTCCATTAAACTATCATTGATTTTGTCCGAGATAACAATACCAATAACAAGCATAATGCAAATTAACGCAATACTAAAAATAACTTCCCGCTTTGTGATTTTCATATTGCTTACCTTTAGTCAAAAAGATTAGTTGGAGCATCAGAAGAAACATTGTAATCAAGATATGTATAATCCATAAGCTGATACCCAAGCATACTCAAAATCTGCTTATTAGGGAACTTCCGAACATACTGATTATAGTTCTTTACCCATGTATTAAAATTGCTACGATAATTTGCAATCAAATTCTCCGTAGTGGCAAGTTCGTTCATCAGTTCCTTATAATTGTCACTACTCTTTAGATCAGGATATGCCTCCGCCACGGCCTGAATCATAGTCCGAATTTCTTGCACACTCTCATCTGAAGAACTACCACGCTGTCCAATCACATCCATAAGTGTCTGATACTCATGCTCATCGTATGCCTTAACACAATCAACCAGATTGGGAATCAAATCAGCCCTGCGCTTCTCTTGCACCTTAATCTCTGACTGTGCCGTATTAATCTGTTCCTCAAGCGAAATAGCTTTATTCTGAACCCCTTGAAACGCAAAAACAAACAGCAAAATTGCAGCCACAACAACGGCAATACCAATCAAAATAGGCTTAAAATTCTTCATTTTACATCCTTCTTTCTAATACAATAATTTTAACAAATTTGGAATAACGCCCAACTCATTCTCTATTTCATCCAGAATTTCTTTTACCTTCTCCAGAGGTACATAGTCATTTCCATTTAGTGTAATTTTCTCTTTTTCTAAAGACTCACGATATGTCATTAATCCTCCTTATTTATGTTCATTAAACACCGAACAATATCCAATTTCCTTCCAACGATTGAAACGACCATTAAATTCATAAAGAACTTGAATTTTATCATCATCGTTTCTGGTCTTATCAAGAAATGCCACAATATATTTCTTTTCCGGGTCTAATGGAATTAGCTTGCGCACGTTGGTATATTTACCGCTCTCATCCTTTTTCAGTTGATATGGTTTTACATCAAATTTTGCTCCCGGAAATTCATCATCCCACAATGGCCTTGCATAAACCATTTCAGAAAAGACTTCCTTAATTTGCTTGGCGTTAGAAAGACAACTGGCATCCAAATATCGTTTATTTAAAGTATGTAAGGCAAGCTGATATGTACAGATCAATGAAATATTTTCACGGCTGGTAATCTGAAACAGTTTACGACTATGAATCAAAAGCTGCTGCCACATGGATTCATCAATTTCATCTTCAGATTTCATAGTATCAAACATAACCACTTGATAACCAAGTTTCGCCAGCTTCTTAATAATGCGCTTAACCTTGTTCATATCATTATCAAACAATTTAACAAACTGAATATTAGAATACTTTTCTTTAGAAATTGCTTTAGCTTTGCGAAGCATTTCCCATCGTTCCTTAGTGAACTTTCCCATCTTCAGCTTCTTTCGGGTCAGCCCCCAATAATCTAATTCAGCAGTAAGTATATGTACAAGTAGGAGTTGCTTAAAATCCTTTGAACGTTGTTCATTACTGATTACAGCGCATTTTGTACCATCCTCAGTCATTGGAAGAATCATATTTTCAAATACAAATGAAGTCTTACCAACACCACTATGACCAGCAAACATATACATATCGCCAAGCGGAGTACCAAGCGTTAAGTAATTTAAGATAGGACAATGCGCACCATAACTAATGCCCTGCGCTGATCCGTCATTACATTCAGTAAGAAATTTCTCATCAATCTCCAATGTTTCAATTTCAATATCGTGTGTGTTTTTAATGCTTACACTATTTAAAATGTAATCAAAATAATCATACACCTCTTGATTTGTCATTTTGGAGAACCGATCAATATTGTCTAATACAGGAAACCCCTTATCATACAAAGTCATCAAAGTATTCATCTTTGCAACCTTGTCATAATAAGCATCAACATTTTCTGGATTTACCAAGGAACAAAGTTCACTTACTGTTGCATAGCCACCAAGTTCATCAAAATGCTTTTTGACTGTCGGTTTGCCCTCCAGAAAAGTATAAATAGTAACATTATCAAAAGACTTAAAGCCTTGATTAAACATCTGGCGACCAAGCGAAAAGTAGAAAACACCATCATCTGTTTTCAATGTCTGATCTTCATTTGCATTAACACGCTGAAAATCGTCATACAAATCAGGTTGTTTCCATAAACAGAAAACGAATGTAGCTTCTGCGCTATCTCGACCTTTAATCAGTTCTTCAGGATACTTTTTTAAATCTATGCCAATCACCCTCCTTAAAACTCATCATCGTTGAGAAAGCTACTAATATCCTTTCCACGGGTTTTTGTCCCAATGCTGGATAAATCGCCACATTCAATTTCAGTTGATTTTGTTATATTCTCTTGTTTCTTTTTGCGTTGGAACTCTGCATTTACATCTGCAATAGAACTTTTGATAATCGCAAACATATATGCTATTTTGTTGTATTCAGCGGAGAACTGCTTATGTTCTATCTGATAATGAATATCAGAGGCACATCGTTTGAAAGTTTCTAAAATCACATCATCATCATAAAATGATAGTTCATTTAACTTTTTGGGGAGGGAGGTAGGAAATGGTTGCCTATTTCCATACCTTAAAAACTCCCGACAAACATAGTCAATCAGTTCTTTGCGCTTGGCCTTGCTCTTTTGGTCAGCATCATAAATTTCTTGGCTTTTATAATACTTTCCATTGATCTTTACAAATGTATCAGTAGTTCCTTTTTCACCTGTGATAGCACATTTGCATGGCCTCGCCATAAGTACCTCCTATTACTCTGCCTGATTCAGAACCTCAACAATGCTCTCCAGAATGGCAGTAGGAATATCATCAGAATTCTTGAAATTCGGAATGTTATTCTCAGCCATAATTGCCTTTACCTTTTTCTTAGTGGCAGCGGCAGCATCAGAGAACTTATTCTGGATCACACTCATAAGTTCTGCATTGCGTTCCTCGTCAATCTTGTTCTTTGCATCCTGCTCCAGCTTTTCAGCAACCTCGGCCTCCTTTGCCTTACGAGCGGCCTCCAGTTCCTTCTTAGACTGTTCAACGGTCTTGTCACCCTTGCTATGCTCGGCAAGAATAGCATCCGTCAAAGCCTTAATAAGAGCATCAGAATCAAGAGGAATCTGATCCACAATGTCAGCAAAACGAGACTTAGAATCGACACTATAGTTATCATCACGGAAGGAAATACGGCGGGACTCGCTCATGACTTTGCCCTTAACTTCCTCCTGCTTAGTAACCACATTCTTCTTGCCTGTTTTCTGCTTAACAATCTCACGATCAATGTACGCAACTCCAAGGAAATGTAGCTTAGTCTTGAGCGCATTGAAATACCGCTGACTCATATTGGTAGTCAGAATGGAATAAGACTCGCCAGTAATAGGATCATCTACATCCTTCTTCTTTGTATGTCCAATAGCAATAAAGGAAACGCCGACACTTTTCAGTTCCCACAGCTTATCAAGAACAATCTGAATGGCCTTATCTTCACCAGCCATGAACCCGCCAAATGCAGCCTTAATAGAACTAATCTTAGGCTTATCAGGATTTGCCCGATTGTGCATCCGAATAACCTCTGGCTCTGCAATCTCAAGCAACTGATCAAATGTATCAAGAACAATAACACGCAGTTCCTTATAATCAGTCAGCTTGTTTTCGATTACATCATCACAGAACTCCTTAAACGCAGACCAATCAGGAATCTTTTCAGACACAATACCATTGATAGCATCATGACCATCTTCCTTGCCAATGTCGAGAGCAATATAGCCCTCATCGCCAGCCAGCTTCTCACAAACTTCCTTGATAACAGTGGACTTGCCGATACCGCTTTCGCCAATCAGACCAATGTTATATGCCAGAGGATCAATGCAAATCTCACGCTTCTTACCAAACTTTCTTGCCATTACACATCACTCCTTTCAATTAAAACAAGTCATCTTCATCAACGCCGTCATCCTTCTTTTCGTCCTCATCGAACGGCGGCTCATCGTCCTTATTAGACTTCTTTCCATTCTTTGAACTGTTTTTGGCCTCGTCCAGTGTTTCATCCTGCGGCGGCTGATAAATTCTTTCCTCAAACTCATCGCTCTTGTCCTCGGCCTCAAGCAAGCCGTCAGCGAAATCACCCTCCAGCTTCGGATCAAACAAACGGAACTCGTCAATACGATCTCCATAGATATTGCCCTTGGGCTTGAAATCATCCAGTGTCTTAATGCCAAGTTCAATCTGTTCCTTCTGTGCATCGGTCAACATAGACTCATCAAAGTCTGCCTCTTCAGCACCACGCAGCAGAACCATTTCCCACGGAATATGAACCATAGCCTTGCCCTTAACCTTGATATACTTCAGCTTATAGTTAAGCAGCTTCTTATGACGCTCATTCTCCATGTCATACTTTGCACCAGAGAACACAACCTGAATGGGAACATACTTGCGTCCCTCATCCTTGTTGATATACTGCTCAATATAACAATCCAGCGTAATCTTCTTATTCTCATCAAAATCAGAATCGTCAAAGCTATCCTTGTTATAGAACAGATCGGCAGTAATCATCAACCGACTCTTGCGCTCTTCCGGGGCAGCAAAGACATTCTGGATACGGAACTTACTGAAATACATCTTCTTCTTTGCATACCAATCACGGGTAAACTGGCCTGTAACAACCACACGCCCCTCATAATTGGGAAGATGCTCCTGCAAGTGCTTAATCATGTCATAGACGGTAATAAATTCCTGTCGCCCACCATGATCCTCACCAAGATCAACAATATACTTTCGATAACTGGCAACCTGAGAAACAATATCTTCATCAAAGCGATCATCCCAATTAACATCCAGCTTCTCGTTATCGGTATTCATTGTCTTAATAACGTCCTGCTTACTGTCAAAAGCCTCCACGAAAGCCATGTTAGAATCGCTTTCCTTGACACCGAACGTCATAGACAGCATTTCACGCTTCTTGCCCTTATCATCCTTCTTAGTCATCTCCTTGCAGAAAGGACGCTTAGTATCTGCCTTCTGCTTGGGAATAACAGGTGTGCCAACAAAATTAAATCTTGCCTGATAACTCATCTACATCTCTCCTTTTTAATAACTTATTGCATCAAAATTGACTTCTAAGAATTTACGTGACGCAAGATAATCACACATATGTACAAACTTTTGAATCTTATCTGCGGGTTTAGGTAATACAGTTCTGGAATTTCGTGCTGTATTCCATTGACCCATATGTGAAGAAATAGCATTACGTACAATCTGCTCTTGCTCATCAGTTAGCTTAGAACATTCAAAATTACATTCCTTTACAAAGTCAGCAGCATACAAAGGATGTTCAAATACAGTATGCTTGTCATTGCCGCCACCCTGTTTCTTTCCATCATGCAGGATCAGACTCAACAGAATTAAATCCTGCTCTGTCTCTGAAAACTGCTTCTGGAACATTTCAAGGTTAAACAATTCATGCGCAACTGCCACCGCTGCTTTAGTATGGCGTACAAGGCCACCATCACCAAGAGCATAGGACGGATGATACTTGCCGCTGGATGAAGCAGGAACCGTAAAGAAATAATCGGGAAGATTATCTACACAGTACCTTGCAAACTGCTGAATACTTTTTGAATGAATCCAGCTAATTTCATTTTCAAAACATTCTTTCATTAGTCCTCCAGAAAACTCTTAAATTTGCCAATGATCTTTGCGTTATGACCAAACTGCTGCTCCATTGAACCATCAATTCGATTCAACTCAGACTGATAAGTAGCAATCTCCTGACGTGTATCAGTAATCTTGCTATTGATAGCCTCCAAACGATCAATCGTACTTGTAATTAAAGATACTGCCCCCCCGATTCCGCGACAAGGGCGTTCAACTGAGCCTCTTTGACGGTCAAAATATCACGACTAAACATTATTTTCATTCTCCTTTTTAGTTATTTGTAGTAGTTTCAGTTGTAGGATTCTCTGTGTTTTGCGCAGCCTTATTCTGGTTTTCAATATTCCTCATACACATCTGCTTCAAAAGATTCAACTGTTTCTGAGGATTCATTTTCTTTGTCTGGTTCAACTGTGATAGCACAGTAACACACATAGTACGAATACCAGACTGGACACCCAGCGTATAGGACTTACGCATCAAACTTTGGATTACCTTTTCTGTATCTGTCATCTTGTCTTGCTCTGCTTCGGTAGGAATAGGATCGACACCACTTTCTAACTCTAAAACCTTTGCCATACATTACCTTCTTTCTTTGTTATTGAATATATCGTTATAAGCCTTTAAAAATATGCTTTATAACCTCTTTCGTCCAGCCGTTACCACAAAGCGTTCTACGAACATTGTCAGAATATCCTTCAGTAAATCCATCTGGCAGCGTTTGTAATCGCTCATATTCAACAGGAGAAAGTTTTCGGATACGGCCTCGATCCCAAACTTTCTTTTCTTGATGACCGCCACTAACACAAGTTAAAGTAGCACATTTGAAATCTGGATTATACACACGCTTCATTATGTCTAACCAATTATCTTGAATAGTTGCAATCACACGTTTGTCTTTACCATTAAAGATATATGGTTTATTGTAATAATCCTTTTCTGGTGCATCATCTATCATAATATCATGAAGAACAAGCGAATTAGATTCAGGTAAGGCAGCAATAGGAATATTGCTCCAATACAGACGTTTTCTCTCTTGTGCTGAAAATAAAGCACTGTCGATAAGTATAGGGTCTGCCCCCCCCAAGGTTGCCGTAATGGTATCTTGATCGGCCTTGTTCTTAGGCACAACATTTTCAAGCATATACCATTTGGGCTTTATTTCCTGAACTGCTCTGGCATACTCAAAGAAGATACCAGACTTACCTTTAAGGCCAGAACAAACATCTTTATTCTCTTGCCGAAGTTTTGATAGGCTCTGGCAACACGTTCCCGCAATTACCAGATCAAAACCTTTGAACTGCGAGAAGTCTGCACCTATTACATCTCCATGATGCTGTACTTCCGGGAAATGCCGCTTGCTTAACTCGATTGCTGGAGCATAAATTTCATATGTATGGTATTCATCAACTGGTATCCCTAACTCCTTTAAAGCGAGTAAACCAGTTTCTAACCCGCCACAGATTGATAATACTTTTAGTCCCATTGTTCACCAATCCGTATTCTCCTGATATTCGTGCGGGGTATGAACAAGTGCGTAAACTCGATTATCACCACGAAAGATAATATCCTTTAAATCTGCATTAGCAATTTTATAGCAATCATTACCTTCAAGCTGATAAATCGGAATACCATGATTAACAGCTACAGTAATCTCATTAAAAACTCCATGCCCAATCATGCCAGACACCGTTGAAAATACCAGCGCATCACAGCCCTTAATTGTATCGTATGCTGATTGCAAAATTACCGACTCCGGCCTATCTTGTGGCAATGATGTACGAGGATTGATAATCTCGGCAGAATCGAATTTCTTTTCGATACATTCAAGTTCATAATCCTCAATCGGCGTACCATACTTCCAAACGTGATGAGCATAATAAATTTTCATTACATCACTCCTTAAATTTCTGTTTTAACAATCTTTTTATGACACCTTTTGCATTCACATGATACAATCCATTCTTCTCCTGAATAAATCGGATCACCGCCATCATATACTCTATTTATTTCAACAAAATCATGCTGATTAAACGGACAAAGAATATTTTCTAACTCTCTAACACGATTTTGTAATTCAAAAATCTGCCGCTGTTTCTTGCCGAACATACAACCTCCGTCAAAATAATTTACAACCTTGTTCTTTAAAACTTTGTACTTGCTGATCCCATTGTTCTTTGCTCCAACCAAATTCTTTTATTAAGCATTTTTTGCATTTGAACTTCTGAATATCTCTACCAAATATTTTCATATTCATTGCAAGAGTATTCTTATCTTTAAGTTTGAGCGGTTGGCCTCTGGTATTCAAACATCCATTTTCACAATATCTGTTAAAATACTTCTTTGCCACATCTTCATCTAACCCAGTATACTTTGCGTATTCTTGAACAACTTCATCTGTTGGCTCTTTACGATATACTCCACCAGTCCATGCTTTAATGATATACTCATCAATAGTGCAGTTCATAATGAGCCACTTGTTTTTCTCTATAAAGTCTTGCTTTAGAATATCTCTCCAGCGATTATAAAGATATGGATACCAAAACTTATCAAGAACCCAAGTGTATTTCGTGTAGTAAGGACAGGCAATACCGCAACCAACTCTTGTGTAGCCATATTTATATTTTGGATTGACCTCAATGCCTTCGGAAAGTATATAAAGCCAAATGTCTAACTCAGTCCACTTACGAATAGGAAGAACACCAATCCAATCTCGATCACCCCACATAGGATTTTTAGTAACGTCATCATAATTTGACCGCTGGCTGCTTTCCTCATTACGGATACCGAATAGGAATAACAATTTATCATCTGCGGGGAAATAATCTACGGTTGGTTTTTCTTTAAAGTATGTACAACAAAATCGTGCAAATCTTGTTGGAATAATCCCACTATCATGAACATACTTGTAAAAACCTCCATGCTGCGGATCAGGATAAATATGCTTGAAACCATTTCTTTTTGCCATTTGATTGCTTTCTGCTACATCAAGTGTTGTAACATTGAAATAAGTCTCGCAACTTACACCAGCCTTCTTTACCAAATGGTGTACTACCATACTGTCCTTGCCAGTGGAATTTGTATTGACAATCTTTCTATCTGCACTTATACAATGCTCTTGTAATAATGAAAGACTCTCATGCTCGATTTCTTTCAAATGCTCTTGATTGCGACAAATGGTTTCATTCCACGACTCAAACTCTGCATATCCTTTATTTGTTCTATGTTTCTTCAAGGATAAATTCAAATTATCATCAACAGTAATTCTAAATAGACAAACGATTTGCCCCCCCCCCCACTATAAAGGCTTTGATAATATTGTTGTCTAACCAGAATATACCTTCCTGATACCAACTTGTATCGCAACCATGACTATCTAAGAACTTAATAAACTCAGGATAAACAGGTTGCATTTCAACACCCTTTCATTTCTTGATCTACTCGCTGACAAGCAATCTGATAATATTTCTCATCCAATTCATAGCCGATAAATTTTCGCCCTGTATGTAATGCTGCTAATGCAGTTGAACCGCCGCCAATGAATCCATCAAAAACAATATCATTCGGTTTACTATTGTTTTTGATAAACAACTCCAACAAATCTGTTGGCTTTTCAGTTGGATGCACCAGCTTTGAGGAAGAAACCTTTGCACAATCAATAACATCGGCTACTCGCTTCTCTTGGAACAATGCTCTGCCCTTATGACCGAATAAAACCATTTCATACTTTGGCGCATACGATCCACGCAAATCGCCGCTACCATGATTGTTTTTGTTCCATATCAAAATATTTTTTAGATTGAAATACTTCTCAAATTCCGTCTTAAAGAATTCAATATGATGCCAACTACAAAACATATAGATCGCAGAATCATCTTTGAGAATACGATAATATTCACTTAACGCATCCTGAATGATCCGCTCTGCATTTTTATCATTCTGAATTCTATCAAATTTTTCTTTGACTACACGCCGATTACTTTTATAGTTAATGAGGTACGGAGGATCAGTTACAATCAAATCTACTGATTTAGCTGGCATATGCGACATACCATCAATACAATCAGCATTGAAAATAACATTGTCTCTCAGCTTACCGTTTTCAAATGGTTCTGCTTGCCCCCCAAGTTTGGGAAATTTTGTTCATGCCAGCCTCCATACTAAAATACTGGAACAAGTTCAGGATGAGGTGAGCAACAGGCCAGCACACAGGCTACAATAGCAGCACAAATAACAAGAATTGCCAAATTCTTAATGCGAAGTGTAGAAGTCATAACATCGTCCTTTCTGTGTTGATTATACCGTTATTTGAAAATATGTATAGTTGTTCTGTAATGTCGATCCGTGAAGCATTGTCCAGCGTTCTTTTTACTGGTTTTGCCCATACAGACCTCCACTCATCAGGAGCAACTTGTTCTGATACCAAAACTATGTTTTCTTTGGAACATTCTTCAGCCCATTGCCAAAACTCAACGTGATTAAAGCTATCTTGATACCCTGTCGTATTTTTGTAAGGAATATCACAATAAATAACACCATGTTTAAACTGTGACATATCAAGCTGCCTATAATCGGACTCACCAAATATCACATCATTCAACTGCGGAAGTTGCGATAAAAGGTTACGCTTTGCTTCATCATAATAATTACGTATTGTCCCAATTTTTGTTTTAACAATGCCAGCCCTACCGCCAAAGAACTTTCCGTTATAAGATGCAAGAAATCCTACTGCACCAATATACCAATCTGGATATTTACCATCTCCAGTTTGAAAAGATTTTCGTACTGCATCATATTCCTCTTTTGTAATTTCATCGGGCAATTTACAAATCAAATCTCTATGTTTAAACAGTTCAATTAAATAATGATTTATGTCATATCCAATCTTTTTGTCACAAGAGATTTTATCAATTACGTTTGCCCCCCCAACAAAAGGTTCTAAATAGAAACTGGCATTTGTTTGATCTATATATGATTGAATAATTGGAACAATATGCTTGGCAATTCGTGATTTGCTGCCAACATATTTTATACTTATCACCTACTCTTTCAATTTAATCCAAAATCCTAAGTCTGATAAAGTTTTGATCTCATCATCATAATCTTGCTCTGTAAAAACAACAACTTCACTTGGAAATGGTGCTGCATCCTTGTCCCCAAACTTCAATCGTCCTTTTACAAAGCAAACATACTTAGCATTTGGGAAAATATACGTATGCTGAGACTTTGTATCTGTTCTGGCAGGAATGAGCATCACACTTGTAATATGATGCTCTTTACATTCCTTCCAGCATTTTTCAATCCAATCTTCTTGACCCGGATTATCCTTTGTTCTACGACCATACGGAGGATTACAAAAAACTGTTTGCCCCCCCAATTTTTCGTAAGGCCATTATCTTCTACAGTGTAATACTGTTCGCATTTGTGGTTAGTATCATCTGCACATGGATCAAGGGTAAAACCAAAGATTGAATTCAGACGATTAAAGAACCATTGGGGAGTAGACCAATTATTATTTCCTGTACTTAACAACACTGGATTTATAATTCATCACTCCTTATTGATTATATCGTTATTTGCTTGGGTTATATTGAGACATAAAAATATCTCGCAGTTCAATAATATTAGTAGGATGATCTTCTTGCTTTGCAATTTCCTGACAGAACCCATAAAACTGATTTTGGAGCGGTGTGAGCAACGAACCCATACGCCGATAGTAACCGCTTCTAAAAACAGATTGTGCAACGCCACGCATATGTTTCCATAGCTTGTAATAGTCAAGTTTAATCTTTACCATAAAGCCAACACTATCTTCTACTACAAAGCCTTCAATGATACGCCCGTTGAACTGATAATCCTCTGCAAGTACATCATTATACCAATCACGGAACTCATGCCAATTTTGAAGCTGAACTGCCCTTGTCTTAACTTCAAACCCGTATTCATTGCCAAGTTCAACAACTTGAGTATATGGCAACTTTTCAAAATCAAGCTGATTCTTGACTACATCCAACAAAAACAGATGAGAAGTATCATACTTAATGATATGCGGATCATTAGCCATATCCACGCATTCAAACACAAGGGTTACATTCTTGCGCTTCAGATAATCTTTCAGTTTATCAGGATTTTTTACATTCTTAAAGAACATATCCCGCAACCAACCCGCAAAATCACCCTCTGTTGTTGACTTGCTTGCAATGAAGAAATCGTCCGTTTCAGGATTATAAGATACCATACCAAGGAATCCATTTTCCTTTACGTAAACCGTTACAGGGAACTTCAACTTATACTGGAGCATACCGAATCTGGTTTCAGGACGCTCATTAACATTGAAGAACTTAGGATAAGAACGTGCTACCACTATGCCATTAGCGGTATCAATAAACAGGCCACGTGCTTTAGTAGTCTGTTCATTCCATTTCTTATCATAAAAAGCATCACGAGTAAAGTTAAAGGATGAAATGTTACCAAGCTGTTTTTCATAGATGTAGCGATTTTGCCGCAGCTTATCGACAACATCCATTACGCTCTTTTCTTCTGCGGTATATCCAACAGGAGCAACTTCCTCTCGCTGGCGAAATACGGTATTCTGGATCATAACAGGATGGAACCCATCTGCATCCAAAACAACGGCTCTTAGGCAACCGCCCTGTTCAATCGCTCCCTCCAGATTAAAACACCGATCTGACATTGCAATGGGAGAATCTTCGGTATTACGATGACCAAAGATTTGATATGTATTTTCAGGCATTGTCTGATCGAAAGTAGCTGCTACATCAAGATAGTCGCCATATCGACCAACACCACGGATCATCTGTTCAGATGCAACCTTAGTCAGATTATCAGGAATCAAACTCAAACCAGCATGAGTAACAAGCACAGTCTTTTCACCAAACCTATAATACACACACTGATTAAGTTTACGATACAACATTCGAGCAACCTTAGTATCCAACCCCCCAGCTTCAAGCTGCCGCCGTGTTACATTCTCAAATTCTTTAGACTGAGATGTGCCACCATGCGCCCAATACCAAAGCCAGCGTTCATGATTGCCCTCCAGCAGAATCACATTCGGCTTATCCATGATATTGAAAAGGAACTTAATAACTTCAACATTTTCGATACCACGATCAATATAATCGCCGCAGAAAATATACAGTTCATCATCGTGCATACCATCTTTCAGATACTCTTGCAGGACAGTATTACAACCATGAATATCACCGATATGATGAATCCGCTTGTAGCGATCAAAATTAGCAGGTTTATACCAGATAGTATCCAGTTCGTCAGGCTGAATCACAGTCACGCCAGTTGGAACTTGCTGTGTCTCAAATCTGGAATACATCTTTTCGATTACTTCATCTGGAACCTGTTTGTAAGGCGGTCTGAGTTTGTTACGCCGCTTACATTCGTCAATGGGTACTCCTGTCATATCAACGCAGTACATACGATACCGATACGTCTTTGCCATATCTTTATATCTATTAATGTCCTGCGTCTTAGAATTGGTTGCATCAATCACCACAAATTCGCCACGCTGCATTCTGGCCTCAAGCATCTGGAACATAAGATTCCATACCAGCTTTTCATTTGTCTGACTAATTGCTACCGATCCATCTGTTTGCAAAACGGGTGATTGGCACATCAAACGGATATTGTCGGCAGAAAGCGCATACTGCTCCAGATCATGTTCCTTAATATAAGTGGACTTACCCACTCCAGCAGAGCCACGGAGCAAAAGTAAAACCCTCATTTATACCTTCCTTTCGTTCTACTTGGTTTGAATGTTTATCACTCATTATCTGTCCCGGCTTTCGCCTTAGACAAGATAATGGTGATAAACCGATAAACTTAGGTACAGAAGGCCGGGGCGACCCCACTGGAATAGCCAGAGCAGGAGTCACCCGCCGCTCCAGAAGTGTAGACACAGCAAAAAGAGTACGTGTGGCCAGCATACACAGAGCGCAGCCATTGCCAGTCTCGCTCATTGTCGCCGTTCAACTTGAACCACGGAAAATCCTCCTGCATAAACAGCGCATACCAGTGACCTTCACCATCATTGGAATAAATTGTACGTCCAAACAATTCCTTTTCAGACTTCAGCCAGACATAATCCTTGGACTTAACAATTTCGCCGTTCTTATTAGCGGTCAACTTCCATACAGGCTTGACAATAGCACGAAGTTCATCGGACATATTCTCATAGAACTCGCCATTCAGGAATGTACGTCCATCGCACTCATCCCAGCAAGAGGACTCGCTATTGCGCTTCATATAAATCTCATCCTTATAAAGCGCAACCATATCCCAACTGATAGGAGCCTTGCCGCTACCATCAGCAAGATCATCATGGTCAAAGTCTATAATCTGATATTCGGCAATAAACCCATTTTTCATGTAATCCTTCTTAGTAGCACCCAGCGCAAAGAGGGTTTTGGCCTTGCCAGCACGACCAATCTCATCAATCCTGCTCCAAGAAAGAGAATCAAGATTATGCAGCGGGAAATTCAAAGGAAACAGAAAATCAGAATTGCCGCCATCACCGAACTTAACTGTGATTACATCATTACCCTCCTTGGCAACATTCAGGTTGGGAAACTGATCCAAAACACTCTGATCAATACGAAGTTCCATTTTACATTCTCCTTTAAAATTTAATACAGTCTCGAATAATGCCTCTTTTATCAGGGTACTTATTCCAACGAACAACATTGTATTGCCCAGTGACTTCCCCTGTTATATCGTAAAGCCGCTTTTCAATTTCTACAACAAAGTGATTCTCTAAAGGATCATACATAATAATAGAATTTGAAAATCTGCTGTGCAAAATGTACGCAAACCAATAACAGCATCCTTGTGTAAACGTGGTAATTGTGTCGTTTAATTTGCCGCCAGATGTAAACCTATCAATGAACGCTATTACTTTCTTGTGCAATTAATCACTCCTTACATCGGACACTCTACCCAAAACTCATTTTATTAAGTTCTGGACAGAATGCCCGATAGTATCTATCAGACATTCTATATATCGACTCGCTACGTAACAGCCTTGTGGTTAGCTGCTGGACAAGCATAACAATTCCAAAAACCATATACCAAGGATTTTGTAAAACTTTTGTCTTTGTTGCCTAATCTTTCAGCTTTGAAGGATTCATAAACTTTGAACTTTGCGAAGTTTGAACCTTCAGCTTTCAGCCTTGAACTTTACAGTCATCATTTACAATTTCCAATTTACTATTAGAAACTTGAATAATATTAATTCTTTTTTGATATGTATATTCTCAGTTTATGAGACTGTAATTTTTTATAGGCGGTAATGTTTTTATTAATTTACACCTCAGAACATTACCTAAACTCAGGCGTGTTATGGTTTGCAGTTTTCGTTACGCAGCGAGTAGATAGCTTTTAGTATTCGACAGTAATGGTAGTTACCGCATTACTTACCGACAGAGCCGCATCCACTTCGGGCAGGAATGTGTTAATCATGTCATCCAGTTCCTCAATCTTTGCTTCGATACCAAGCGGATCAAGCAGCGTCATAGTATTTGCCTTGATGTAAGTATTCATCGAAGCAACATACTCATCACTATCGGTCTTTACATCCTTTACATCTTTGCCGCCCATCATTGCCACAGCAAATTGTTCTGCCTTCTGCTGAAGAGAGGCGTTATGCTTCTCCAGTTCGGTTTTCTGCTTTGAAAGCTGCTGGCGAAGAATATCACGAAGCTGAATGTAATAGTCCATACCGTGATTCTTCTTTTCAATGGCCTCAACCACCGTATACTCCTTGTCGCCAATTTTCACCATAGTCTTAGCATTAGAAACAACCACAGCATTCTTAATTGCGTTGCGGCGGCGAATCAGATCAGATGCCTTCTGGAAAGCCTCTGTAGCCTTGGCCTTATACTGCTCTACCGTTTTGCCTTTTACAGTATCTTGGTTGTTCTTCTTCGTGATAACAAAATCACCACTCAGAATTGCGCCCTCAATGCGACCACCAAGAATCTTCAGTTCAGCAAGGGCCTTATGTACGGTCATAGTTTCAGCAGTCATATTACATTACTCCTTTTTTGATTTTTGAATTTTGATGTTCGCAAAGGTTGGACTCGAACCAACATAGCCCCAGCACATCACCAGAGCGTTCTTCCAATTGAACTACTTTGCGATATAATTATTATTGATTATACCGTTATTTATGTAAGTTTTAAGAGGTTGGCCCCCTTAAAACCCGAATTCAAACATTTATTTTTTCTTTCGCATTCATAAACGCTTGATATTCTTTATACTTTCTGGCAAATGATATTTCTTTTTGAACTTCTTTTTTCTGATTGCACGTAAAAAACTCATTTAGCATACTCATATCATTTTCTATTGAACCATGCTGCTTTTCATATTGATTGATACGATAATACAGGCCAGACAAGTAAATTTTATTCCATTGAAAAACTCTTTGTGATTCTTGATCTTTTGCTAATTGATTTACTGGATCAGATGTTTTCCTTAGTTGAATCACTGTAAGATGAGCATTCTTATAGCTTCGTAATAAATATTTACTTTGCATATAAGGAAGAACTCTGCCGCCAAATTTTCTTGTATCGCATGAATCCGCATCACGATAGCTAACCAAAAAGGAAAATATTTTATCACGCAAATCAACTGGTGGTAATTCAACTTTCTGTCTTGTAACTGGATGAATAATACTTTGACTTGATTCATCTATATCAATTTTTAATATGTCTGGCAGATCATTCAAATCAATCCCCAGCCATACCATTATAGCAGCCGCCTTAAATGTATCAAACTCCGTTCCTCGATCTTCAAATATCAGCGACATAGAATTCCATAATTCTTCAACATCTCTGAAATAGTAAATATCATACAGATAATCGTGATTTATGTCCGAATACTTTAGATCAGAAATATCACGCAGCAATTCAGCCGATCCATAACCTTGTTCATACATCCATTTGGCAAAATCATTAACTTTACTTTTATGTGTAATGAACCCGCCAATAGAATGTTGATTCAACTGAGAATACATTTCAATCAAATCTGCTTTTCTTAGATCGGCAAATTCTACCGAAGGTTTCAGATTGAAAAATCTGGTCAAGAGATTTTCAAAATTGATCCTGCTCATTTCTGTCATTTTTAAGGATGATTCTGCGATATACCTATCCATAACGGATTGCTCAATCATGTTCATCACCTCAATTAATATAATAACAGATTTAAGCGTCCTTGTCAAGATGTTTTTTGAATAAACTGTTATTATGCCGAATTACTGAGGCCAAGACTTATCAGCATGGCCCGGTCAACACGATCCATTGTATCATCGGAAACGCTACCAACATATTTTTGTAGCCGAAACTTATCAATCGTTCGTATTTGCTCCAGTAAAACCGTAGAATCCATTGTAATATTACCTTCACCTGAATGAATGCTGATATGAGTAGGAAGTTTTTTCTTTGATTTGGATGTTAAAATAGCAACAATTACTGTTGGACTATGATAATTTCCTACATCATTTTGAACTATCAAAACTGGCCTTGTGCCACCCTGCTCACTTCCTATGGCTGGACTTAAATCAGCATAGAAAATATCGCCTCTTTTTATAGTCCTCATATCAGCACCCCCCCTATCTATATCTATTATTGAATAACCTGTTATTATACTATCATGCTTGACCACAAATGTCAAGCACAATCTTTAGTTTTGAAAGGAAAATTTTGCTGCCATCTCTTTTGCATATTTCAATACCTCCTGTGCTTTATTGTAGAGATCATCAGCAATTATTTCTTTGTCCCGGTCATCATAAATAGGAATACTGGTTATTGAATTCTGGCCTTCCAAATCATATACTCCCGCATAAATTCTATTGCGTCCGTCATGTAATTTAATCTGGAAACACACAGTACGGCTCATTTGCATGGAATCAGAATAGCCATTTAAATAAACATTGATGATGTGTTGAATTTGCCGCTGTTCCATAGGATGTAACTCACCCAGCAGCGATGGATCAACTACCAATATCAGCATATCTAATTCTTTCACATAGCTGATTAAACGATCACCAAAGTAATCTACACACATTAGATCAGAAATTTCTTTCCATATTTTTCGTTCTCTGATAATAGAATCTTGCTGCTTCGTATGTAAGGCGGAAATGTGATATACAACAGAAGATGTTTTGCAAATAAACTCAATTTCACTTATGGCCTGAATATCTACTACATAACCATTGGAATGAACCGAATTAGCAAAAAGCCGTTTAAATTCCATATACCCTGCATTATCACCAACAATTTCTGTCGCATTAAATTCACGACCATTATCGGCTGAAATATGGAAAAGGTCGTACTTACTCAACAGAGAAAGCAAAGAAAGCATCTTTACATTGCTTACAGGATCAGCTTTGATATGCAACTCGATCACACTCCTATTCTATATTGACAAATTAGATTATTTACCGTATAATGGGCGGTGCAGAGATAATTTTCTCAGCCCACGGTCATACTATATCAGATAGCTTTCTCAATGTCAAGCATAAAATGAGATAATATTCTAAGTGGAGGGGAAATTTTATGGAAATGGGTTTATATGACCGCATTCAAAAACTGTGCGAAGATAGAAAAATCAGTATAGCACGTCTGGAAAGTGATTGTGGATTTTCAAATTCTACAATCAAAAAATGGAAAGCTACCAGTACGCCCGGAGTAGATAAGATTAAAGCAATAGCACAATATTTTGGAGTCACTGTCGATTATCTGCTTGGCCTGACTGAAATTCCTACATCAGCGGATGAAATTTGTGGTGATCCAGATATTATTTCTATCCAACGAGCAAAGTCAAAAATGGTCAAAGGCGATCCGCAGCGGATGATGCAAATGCTTCGTATTGGATTTGACTATGCGTTTAAAGATGACAATGAAGAATAGTCCGTATTATTGGACTTTATCTATGCTATGATAATTGCGAGGTGATAGACGCTTGATTAGATATGCTTATATTTGTAACCAAGTCCTACAGCTTTACCGCAGCTTACCTACAATCAGTTTCCCAATGAACCCGCAACTATTCTTTGATCAAATCAAGAACTGTAAAACAATGGCATATACTACTTTTGCTGAAATCAATTCATGTTCTATCAATGACGTACTGGAATTATGTGAAAGCGAAAGTGGTTGTACTCACTATGATATAACTAACAACAGATACCTTGTACTTTTCAATGGCTCTACGGCGAACAATAATGTTGTTGGTCGTATTAGATGGACTCTGGCGCATGAACTTGGTCACGTAATTCTAAAGCACTTATCATACTTAGCCGAACCACGGATCGCAGAGAACAATTTTAACAAACTTTCTAATCCTGAACTGGAGGCTGAAGCAGATTACTTTGCGGCCCTCTTGCTTTGTCCTATGCCATTATATGAGCAGCTTCATATTCAATCGGCATCTGATATTCAGGATGTTTTTGGATTGTCATATGAGGCTTCTAACGTGCGCTGGAATGAGTATATTAAGTGGAAACGTAACCATAGAAAAACAGCTTGGGAAAATGACATGAAACGATTGGTCAATCAACGTCTTGAAATGAGGTAAGTATGAAAAGAACTTTTATTATACTTTTTACAATTATGGCTATACTTATCACCTTAACAGGTTGCGGATCAGACTCAAGTTCTATTGTTGGTACATGGACAGTTGACAGCTATGAGATTGACGGCGAAGTAGTATCACCAGAAACAGCGGTTGAATGGATTGGAGAATCATTCGCCGCAAATAATGATACTAAACTGGTATTTCAATCTTCAGGCCATGTCAAAGCAGAGTTTCCTATGAGTGGTTTAGATGATACTTTGGATTATACTGTCACAGACGATATAATTGAGATATACGATGATAGCCATTCTGAGTATTTGACGCTTGACGGTAATAAAATTCTGTTGGAAATATCAAATAATATCACTCTGATTCTTAAAAAATAATTTGGCTGGAGAAGTAGGACTTGAACCTACAAGAAGGCTGCGCTACCTTCGCCGCTCCATAGTACGGTGTGTCTACCAATTCCACCATTCTCCAATATGGCGGCAGCGGTGGGATTTGAACCCACGGACGATTATTAGTCGCCAACGGTTTTCAAGACCGCCTCGTTAAGCCGCTCCGACACGCTGCCACATCCATCCCTCACCACAAACGTAGTGAGGGAGATTTGTTTTATAAACACGCTTCAAGGCCAGCAATAGCCTTTTCCATTTTTGTAATGCGCCCACGTAATGAGTCAATAGTGCCTTTGATTTCCTCTTTATCAGTTGCTACATAATAACCCTTTTGACCAGAACATATCGGGCTTCCATTACTTCGAGCAGCATTAATCATATGCCGGATCATAGTTCTTGGAACGCCAAATGCCTCTGCCAATTCGCTGCTACAAATTGGATAATCTTTGCCAATAGAATGTTCACGCAGATATTTTTCGATTAAATCCATATGTATCACCTATTGAATGAATTACTTACGTTTACTGCACCACGATCCATCAATCTTTCTCATTGAATAATCGGACAGTTCGCCATTATAAGATGCAGTAACTTTTACATCTTCGTTCGTGACCATGATCCTTACGCTGGTTGCGCCCGGAAACATTTTCTTTGTGTTTTCAAGAATCTCATGCAGAAAATCATCCATTGTAATTACTCCTTAATAGTTGTTAGGAATAGACCAGTCCTCGCAAAGACGAGCATCCATCTTTACTTGGCTAATTGTAATCTCGCTTTCAACATATGTCGGAGAAATATTACCATTAGCATCAGTTGTTAAAATCCATGTAGCAGAGGTAGACAGACCATCGGTATAAAGGCCATTTGGCTCTGCAAGGGGTAAAATCTGCCAATCATAATGCTTACTATATTTCTGAACAGATTCTGGAGCAGTAATAGATGTACTATAAGGAATACCATAACCAACACAAGTTCCTTGATAAATCCATTTACCGCTCATGTCATTTTTAGTATACCAGTAACAAACCAAATTAGGATTATCACGCATTTCATAAATCTCTTTAAGTTGAGAATACTCAAAGAAGTTGGATATATTTGGATAACCATACATATCACTAATCTGATCTTTCAACTGATCTGTGTACTGTGTTTCTTCGCTTTCATACATACAACCAGCCAAAATACCAGTCATAAGAACTGCACAAAGAACAATAGCTACAATCTTAAACTTTTTCATTTTTAATTCTCCTTATTTTTAATGATTGAGACACTGATTATAAAACTGGCGCAACTTGCTATTATCAATAGAATCAGTATCCAAATTGGGATACCTCATCACAACATACTCCATGATTGTGTTCCTATCTGCATCTGTTTCAGCATCATTATACTGTTTATAACTATCTGCCAAGAATGATGCAGCGGCCTCAGAGTATGTCGTAGTCTGCTTAAATACTTCTCGATCTGCTTCTGTCTGCCACTTGTCAACAATCATATCCCACTTGATGGCGGTATATGTGCCACCGACAACAATTACCACAACCAGCAAAGCAAGCAGAACGTTTTTGACAGTTTTCATTTTATCAATTCCTTCCTTTTAATGTTTCCAACAGCACTTCTTGAAACGACTGAAGAACTTTTTTACCTTTGTTTTTCTTATACAGCACCACTTTTGGCTTATTATCAAGGCTATCGCATATATCTAAAACCCTGATTTTATCGCCATTTTTGTTTTGATATGTGCTGCCGATTGCCAAATC